CTATCCAGCCCGGAAACAATCGAGTCCTTTAAATTGTTGCCATGGATAGATGAGCATACTATGCTTGGCAAAAGCGACAGTGGTTTGACGCCGGCAGAGCAAAAAGGTGTTGAAGGTGTAACAGGCCAAGAGGTTTACTTTGAAGACGGCTATATCAGGGGTAACATTAAATTATTCTCTGAAGATTTAGCCAAGAAAGTAAACGACGGCAAAAATGAATTAAGCTGCGGTTATCGCTGCAAATACGAATTAAAATCGGGTGTTTTTGGTGATCAGGAATATCAGGTTGAACAGAAAGAAATCCGGGGAAACCATTTAGCCAGCGTTCCCCAGGGTAGGATGGGGCCAGATGTTGCGGTCCTGGATGAAAAAAACGAATTCATTTTCACAATCGACGCTAAGGAGTTGATTCTAATGCCAGATCCTAAAAAAGAAGTTTTAACCGGCGATGCCGCCATCGCAGCACTAACTAATACTGTTGACGGCCTGGTTAAAATGGTTGGCGATCAGGGTGAAAAAATGGAAGAAATGGAGAAAAAAGCCGACGCCAAGGATAAGTACGACGAAGAAGAAATGGAAAAGAAAAAAGCTGCTGAAGATGCCGAAGAAGAAGAAAAGAAAAAGGCCAAGGCTGAAGGCAATGACGACGACACCGACAAGGATAAGGAGAAAAACAAGGTAGCCATGGATTCCATGGAAGCCACTATCAAAACCCAAGGCGAGCAAATCGACACCCTGAAGAAGGACGGTTTTAAGTCCCTGGTTGCTGAAATGTCTAGCCGCGACAGCCTATACAATATTGTCTCTGAGCATACCGGTGTTTTCGATCATACCGAAATGACTACCCAGGATGTCGCGGTTTATGCTTGCGATAAGCTTGAGCTGAAAGACGTTCCCGAAGGCCAGGAAATCACCGCGGTTAATTACTTCTTGAAGGATCGCAACAAATCAACTGCTTTCACTCTTGACTCTGCCCATGTTGCCGCGAATGCTGGCGGCGTGGCAAATGTAAATAGTTACTTTAGCGGCCAAAAAGCCAGCTAATTCAACAGGTTAAATGGGCTGATATTTTGGCCTAATAAATTTATTGCTTAACACAGGAATACTATCATGCCTCCATTTCAATCTGTTGTTCGAGACGATCAAACTGCCGGTATTGTTGGTGAAGTTTCCAATGAAGGCCCGCTTCGCGTACAGCCTTGGATTCTGGATTCCAGCGGATCTGGTGAAACCAATCTAATTGGCCTGGTTTATACCAAGGTTTCTGACGGCAAAGTTACCGTTGGTGGTACCGGTGCCTTTATCGGCATTATGGTCCAGCCCAAGGAACACGCTTTGCAAGGTGCTGCAGCCGGCACTTTGGAACCCACGCTCGAACTGCAGAACGAAGACAACGCCGATTTCCTCGACATGGGCATTATGTTTGTTAATTTGATCGAAGCTGGCAATGTTGGCGACGTCCTTAACTACAACACCACTACCGGCGTTATAGGTACCGGTGCTGCCGGTGGTGGCGAACTGATTATCCCCAATGCCAAGATTATTCAGGATGATATCCCCGGCGCTGGTTTGGGTAAAATCCAGTTAACTAACTAATCTGCTTCAGTTAACGAGATAATTTACTAACTATTTATCAACAACTTAAAGGGTTGACCCGATGAACATGAGAGTTAATGAAATTCAACACATAGGCCCGCGCCAAGTCGGTACGCCCTTTACCTTTGATGCTGCAGAGACTCAAGCGGTGGTTAGTCAATTACACCGCTTTGGTATTTCTCTTGATGCGCGGGATGTTCAAGGCATGTTTGATGCTTTCCAATCGGGCAATGTTCCCATGCTTTCGGGAATGGATGCCGCGTTGTTGGGGCCCCTGACAACCCCCAGCATTTCCACGCCTATCCAGTTTCTTCAACAATGGCTCCCGGGGTTTGTTTATATCCTGACCCAAGCCCGCAAGATCGATGACCTTGTAGGCATTACTACCCAAGGCCGATGGGAAGATGAAGAGATTGTCCAGGGCATCATGGAGCATACTGGCAGCGCTGCGATTTATGGCGATCTGACCAACATCCCGCTATCAAGCTGGAACACCAACTTTATACGCCGCACAGTTGTTCGTTTTGAAGAAGGAATGGCCGTTGGTCGACTGGAAGAGGCCAGGGCAGCTGCCATGCAGGTTAGCAGCTCACAATCCAAACGGGTTGCTGCGGCTCAAGCGCTTGAGATATCCCGCAACCGTGTTGGATTCTTTGGATTCAATAACGGCGATAACCGGACCTTTGGTTTCTTGAATGACCCCAGCCTACCCGCTTATGTTACCGTCCCCGTTGGCGCCAGTGCTTCCACATTCTGGAGTACTAAAACCTTCCTGGAAATTACCGGTGATATCCGCTCGTTTTATGCGGCATTGCGCAATCAGTCCGGTGATCAAATCGACCCTGGTAAGGATCCAGTAACCCTGGCACTGGCCACGGTGGTCTATGACTTCTTAACCGTTACCTCTGATTTTGGTAACAGCGTTATGCAGTGGCTAAAAGAGACTTACCCGAATACTCGGGTTATTTCAGCTCCAGAGTTGAACTTGGCCAACGGTGGCGAAAACGTTGCTTACCTTTATGCTGAGGGTGTAAACGATGGCAGCACCGACGATAACCGGACTTTCCTTCAAGTGGTACCAAACAAGTTTCGAACCCTTGGTGTTGAGCAGCAAGCGAAGCGCTACATAGAAGACTACAGCAACGCAACTGCAGGCATTATGGTTAAGCGCCCATACGCTATTTATCGGTCAACAGGGCTTTAATAGCCGGCTGGTCTCGCCACTTAACTGATTAATTTAATTTACTTTTTTAAAAAGGCGCCATTATGTCAAAGTTTATATATTCAACACTGTCATGCGATCAGAAATACACCCTTTATGAAATTATGATCGAAGGTGCCCTGCCGGTGCCCAAGTCTTCTGTTTACGTTGCTGGCAAAGCCAATATAGCTAACAAGCATTTTCTTACGCCAAAGGGAATGGTTACCCCCGTCAAAGACGAAGAGTATGAACTACTGAAGGAAAACGAGGTTTTCAAGCGTCACGTTGACCGCGGTTATATCAAGGTTGAGGAAAAGGAATTCGACGTCGATAAGGCTGTTTCCGATATGACCGGGCGCGATGAATCAGCGCCATTGACTCCCGAAGAGCTTGAACTGGAAGGGATAAAAGCAACTACCGGCGATCCGGAAGAGGAAGAAGAAGCGCCAGCCCCTGTTAAAAAACGCGGTCGCCCTTCCAAAGCTAAGTAACCACCATGACAACCATAGACTTTTCTGCTCAAGCGTTCCGGGACCAGTTCCCGGAACAGTTCCCAAACCCCCCTTATACCGATACCGTGCTTGAATTCAATTGGGATACGGCGATTTGTTATATCTCTAATGATGATGCTGGTGTCCTATCTGGTGACTGCCGGCAGCGTGCCATTAACCTAATGACTGCCCACCTCATCGCATTAAACTCCAATGTTGATGCTAACACCGGCCTGGTCCAGCAAGGCGGGTTTGTTGATAGCGCCTCTATCGATAAAATAACAGTTTCAATCAAAGCCTTTGAATCACAGAGCCAATTCCAGTGGTGGTTACAACAGACACCATATGGTACTCAGCTTTACGCGCTGCTTTATGCCAAAAGTGTTGGCGGTATGTATATCGGCGGATCCAATGAACTGGGATCCTTCCGTCGCTCCGCAGGTCGATTCATCCCTGCCCGAAGCTAACGGGCCACCGTCATGGTTAAAGTAATCCGAAAGCAAAACAAGGAAGTTTTCGAGCGCTTGGGCAATGCTATTAAACAGCTCGATAATCTCGACTTAAAGGTTGGCTGGTTCGAGTCTTCAAAATATCCCGATGGAACCCCGGTCGCCTATGTTGCTTCCATTCAGGAATTCGGATCCCCGCAGCGATCGATTCCCCCCCGACCATATTTTCGGCCAACCATTGTTCGAGAAAAACCGGCCTGGCGTAAATTAATGGAATCCGGTTCAAAGGCCATTCTGGCAGGCAATGAAACCAGTAATTCTGTAATGACTAAGATGGGTTTTAAGGTTTCCAGTGATACGGCCAGATCTATCGAAAGTGTAACTACGCCACCACTAAGCCCAATTACCCTGGCACTGCGTAAAATGCGCCGAGAAGATCCCGGGCTCAAGGTTGGCGGTAAATTGATCGGCCAGATAGCAGCGCAATTAGCGAGGGGGGAAATTGACATTTCGGGCGTAAACGCTGATCCTTTGAAGGATTCGGGATATCTATTAGCCACATTGACTTTCGGGGTTGGTAAAAAGTGAATATACCAGGCGTTAATTTATACGGGCTTGCTAGCCAGATTATTGGCAAGCAGGCGTTTATTTACTTTGAATTCAACACTACAACCACCGACGCCCGGGGCCTGGATGTCACCACCTATAAAGACGGCGTACCGTTTACAGACAATATACAGCCTGTCCCGCGCAGGCTATACCAACAACTTGGCCTTGATTTGGATAAATACTACATAATGATTATCACCGATAATCCTCTAAGGGTTGTCGAGCGCGGTACCCCGGGTGATCAGATTGAATTCAATTCCCAGCGCTTCCAGTTACTGGATAATACCGACTGGAAACCCCAAGATGGCTGGCAAGGCGTGATGGCGGTTAGGCTCAACCCAAGGGTATCTGTAGCATGATTTCTGGCGACGTGGCGAAAGTTATTAAATCGATATTAACGGATGGTTTTTTCGACCAGGGCCACTCCGATATAAAAGTTAAGCAGAATTTCCAGCCTACCAAACAACGAGCACCTTCCACGCCCACCATATTTTTTACCCGTATTACCATTCCCCGCTATGGTCACCAGGGAAGAAAGCAGGTATTTAATGCCGGCAATAACAATTTCGATAAAGTAGAGAATTACTGGCTTACACCAACCTATCAAATAAACGCACAAATCCGCCAGGATATTACCGACGAAGACAGCCTCGATGCATTTGATTTGGTGGATTTAGCCGCGGCAATCCTCCAAACAGCGGAAACCAGGCAAACCTTTCTGTCTTCTGGCATTGGTATCGAGCGTATTACAGAGATAAGATACACGCAGCCACTCAACGATTCAGACGAATATGAGCCAGAGCCTAGCTTTGATTTCGTTTTGTCTTATAATCAAACTATTATTTCAACAGTTCCGGTGGCTGATCCAGTGGAATTGGATATCCAGCGAGTTTAAAAGGGGCCTACACGATGAGCATTGATTTCAACAAATATGTAGCTATCACAAGCGGCGTTGGTGGTGCTATTGTAGCCACTGCCCGCGAACTTATCGGCCGTTTATTCACTTCCAATATATTGCTTCCGACCGAAACAGTCGTTGAATTTACCACCCTGGAAGATGTTGGAATATTTTTTGGAACTTCTTCCGAAGAGTTTTTGAGAGCTCTGTTTTATTTCGGCTTTATCAGTAAACTATCGACCACACCAAACAAGATCAGCTATGCACGCTGGGCACCGGCCGACACTGCCCCACTGATAATTGGCGATAGTGCCGTTTTTGCAATAGGAACATTCACCCCCATTTCAGACGGCGCATTTACTCTACCTCTTGGTGGCGATACCGAGATAATTACCGGGTTAGATTTTACTACAGATGCAAGCCTGGCCGATGTTGCCACCACTATCGAGACTGGTATTCAGGCTGCAAATGTCGCCGCAGTTTGGACGGCCGCCACAGTTACCTTTAAC